ATCACTACCTTCTCCATTTTCTAAAAACATATATTTAAATCATTTAATAAAAAAATTTAAATAAAAAAAAATATATAGAATTTAAAAATAAAAAATTATCCCCCAAAATATTTTATTTAAATTAAAAAAAAAATATTTTTTTATCTAATATATATATATATATAGATATGTCATTTTTCAAAGATTTATCATTAGGAGAAAAATATGAAATTGAATTTTTAAAATATATTTCTTATGATACATATGAAAAATCAAAAGGCGTCTTTAAAGATTATGATTTGTTAATAATGAAAGATGATATTCAAACTACTTATGAAATAAAAGTTGATAGACTTGCTTGTAAAACAAATAATATTTGTATTGAATATCAATATAAATCTCAACCATCTGGGATTGAAACAACAAAAAGTGATTATTATGGTTATTTTATAATAAATAATAATTTACCTGATAAAGTTTATATTATACCTACAAATTATATTAAACAATCTATAAATGAAAAAAAATATAAAAAATCAATGTCTGGTGGAGATAGTAAAAAAAGTAGTTTTTATTTATTCTCTTTAGATGTTTTTAATAAGTTTTTAATAATTTGATAAAATAAATAGAAAATTTATTTTATTTTATCTCCATATATTTATATATGCCAACACCAAAAGATTTAAATTTATACCAAGAAGTTAAAAAAAAAGCTGATCAAGTATATTCTAAACCTAGTGCTTATAAAAGTATGTATATTCAAAAAGAATATCAAAGAAATAATGGTACATATGAAAATGATGGAAGAGAACCAAAATTAAAAAGATGGATGAGCGAGGAATGGATGAATATTAACCCTTTAATTGGTAAAGATGCAGATGCTTATCCTGTTTTCCGCCCTACACATAAAGTAAATTCTTCAACCCCAACATTATATCAAAACATTCCTTTAAGTGATTTAAAAAAACAATTCGCGTTAAAACAAAAATATAAAGGTAATAAAAATTTACCACCATTTAAACAAATAGCAATTCATAATAATGGTGGTAAATTAAGTATATCAACATTTAAAAATTTATTAAAATCATCATATAAACCACAAGATGAAGTTGATGGATTTATTCAAGATAAAAATTTATCATCTAAAACATCTAAAGTTTATGTGAATCCACAAACTAATCAAACTGTTGTAGCTCATCAAGGTACATCAGGTTTTTCTGATTGGTTAAATAATGCTGTATATGCGGTAGGTGGTCAGAGATTATATAAAATGACTCCAAGATATAAAGAAGCTGAGAAAGTTCAGAAAGAAGCTGAAAAAAAATATGGTTCAAAAAATATTACAACTATTGGACATTCTCAAGCTGGATTACAAGCTGAACTTTTAGGAGGTGATACAAATGAGATTATAACATTAAATAAAGCTACTAGACCTTTTAGTAATTCTAAAAAAGAAAATCAATATGATATAAGAGCTGGTTCAGATGTTGTTTCTTCTTTTAACCCTTTTCAACCAAAAAATTATAATGAAATCATAATACCTTCATCAACATCAAATCCATTAACAGAACATTCTTTAGATGTATTACAAAGATTAGAAGGTGATAGAGAAGTTGGAAGATAAATTCACCATAATATATTTCTACTTAAATTATTTGCACTATATCCATCATCTTTCCAATTTCCTTTCATATTAGCTGTCCTAGTTAAATAATTATTACGACGAACTGGATTTTTATGTTTCAAAAAGTCTTCATAACCTATCTGACCAAAATTAACTATTTTTCCTTTAGGATTTATAATACTATATTTTTTATTTTTTGCTTTACTTCTATATAAAATAGCATCTTTACCATAAATTTGAAACGCTTTTTGCTGTGCTTCTCTTGGATTGGAATACATCCATATTTCATCAGTTGGTGGGAATCTTTCTTGAAAGTTCATATATTATAATATTATAATATATAAATTTAATTTAAAATGAATTAATGAAATATTGAATTTCTAACAAATTTAGGTTTAGGTGTTTGAGGAAGATTTTCTACTATATTACCCGCTAAATCTTTTATTGGTCCATAATCAATTGGTTTTTCTTCTGTTAGTATAGTTTTTTCATCCATACAAATAGCGCCCTTAGCTCCAACAAGAGCATTAATTATTTTTTCTTGTTCTACTGTTAAAACTTGTTCTACTTCACCTTTAAATTCAAACACAACTTCACCTTCATCATTATAAACAACATTTTTATTTTCCATTCTATATATTATTATATTAGAAAAAAAATTAAACTATATATTTTTATTTTTATTTTTATTTTTCTATTTCTTTATTACCTAATTCTATATCTTCTTTTACTTCTGCTTCAATATTCCTTACAACTTTTATACAACAAAAATCAATTGAACTACATTTACTCTTATAACAAATTCTACCTACACCTAATAATAGACCAATAACACTAGTTATTAAAAATGTATAAAAAACTTCTGATAATTCTTGAGACATATATATTAATTATATTATATATTTATATTAGTGGTGCGAATTGAAATTCTTGTGTACCTTTACCACTCGTCATAATTCCGAATTTTTGTAAAACAAATTCAACCGAATTAATAGGTGAGGCTGAATTAGTCCCAATACTAAATGCTAATATTTCATCTGTACCATCATATGTTCCTTTTGGATTTGGGGCTACTGAACTAATTTGCATAGGGACTAAAGTAGTTGCATAATAACTTGGTGAAGGACAAGTAGTAGATACATTCATAAACATAGTATAATTAGTATTTACAACAGGTGTTATAGATTGATCTAATGTATAAGTTATTGCAGAATGATACCAACTAGCATAATTTCCAGATGGTTGTAATTTTGTATACACGGTGATGAACATTGTGTTATCATTTGAAGTTGTTGAAACATTAAAGAATCTTAAATATAATCCTAAAATATCAGAAACTAACATCCCTTTATCTGGGGCGATATACCAATTGATTTTATTAACACCAGATGCAAAACTATTTTTAAAATACCAAGAATTTATACCATAGGTATTAATGATAGATGTTGGTGTAGCAATCATAGGTCTTCCATCAGCATAAATAGCAGGTGAAGCAAATTGATATATTGAATTAGTTTGTTTAATTTCTAATGAGTTGATATCTGAAGTATTAGTAGCAATATTAGAAGTATTAGTAGCAATATTAGAAGTATTAGTAGCAATATTAGAAGTATTAGTAGCAATATTAGAAGTATTAGTAGCAATATTAGAAGTATTAGTAGCAATGTTAGAAGTATTCGTTGATACTTGAGATTTTAAAGAAACATTATTAAATGTTAAATCATCTGAACTTAAAATAGCGGTATTATTTACACCAGTTGAACCATAAGGAAGTAAAACACTTGTAATTCCTGTTGAATCAATTCTAGGACTATTTGGGTCAGATGTTGTATGAACTTCTATTTTTTGAGTATCTGTATATTGTACATTATAATCAACACCTGTAGACATTGTAGCAGTTGAATTACCAACTCTTATTACATACATATTATACCTAACCCAATTATAAGGAGAACCACTAGGATTATAATTCATAATAATAAAAGTTGAACTAGCGAGTAATACATTATATGTGTTATATAAATTAACTTGTGTATTTTTATTTATAGTACAACCACTTATATCAATTTGTGCAGTTTTTACTGGTGCTGATGAAGATGTTGAAACCCAGAATTCGTGTCCACCTGTTTTTGATCCACTAGCATTGAGAAATTTAAGAGCATTTGTATCTGAATTAGTATAATGAGCGTGGCAAGTTGATGTACCCGTTGATGTAGTTGGAAATGTAGCTCCTATTAATGGTGTACCATTAACTGAGGATGTTAACACACCTTGATGATTAATATTACCCGATGAATCAGATAATTGTAAAGTTGTTCCAGCTGGTAAAAATCCACTCATAATATATATACATTATGAAAAGATAATTTTTTAAAAAATTAATTTTTATATATTAATTTTAAAAATATATTCTATATAGTTATTTTATTAACTAAGTAATAAATATCCATTAAGATATAAAACATAAGAACCAGCATTAACATTAGAATTAAATTGAAATGTGACGCTAGAATATCCTGTTTGTACACCGTTTAAAGGTTGATATGTATAATTAGTTGGATTAAATAAAGTCCAATATACAGAAGTTTGTCCAGAAACAGGAGTCCCGCTCACATTTTGCATTATAAAAGTCCAAGAACTCACATTACTTGAAAAATTTATAGTTGTATTTGAATTATTACCAAAATTTATAGTTCCAGAAGTTCTTAAAACAGGTATATTCCCACCTAAAGCAATCCCACTACCAGTACTTGGTGTAAGTCCTATATTATTATTTGTGGGTACTAAATTATTTACATAATCAATTGAAGCAAATTGATTTGTTGATGCTAATGGATAACCTTGTATTGAGGCTGTACCACAAAAACCACTAAAAGTATTTGTTCCTGTAAATGGATTTGTTCCAGCGAGAGAAACATCACCACTTCCTTGACTTTGTATAGCACTTTGCACAAATGCTTGTGTTGATGCAATATCACCATATATAGTAGAAGAACTATAAGAAGTTTGTGTTGGTACTATTATACTATCATTAACACTTAATCCAGTTGTTGTAGAAGTTAAAGTTGTTAAAGTTGTTGATCCATTAGAAAGAGTAAGAGTTCCTAAACCACCTGATGTATTCGCTATAACTAAACCATAAGTATTTTGTGAGTATAATTGATAATTATTATTTACAGTATCACTAATAATAAAACTTGGAGAAGTTAAATTAACACTACTTTTTATTCCAGTAGCCGACCCAGTCAATGTTCCATATGTATTAAAACTAATATTTGGCGAAGAATTACCTAATGTAATAGTTGGCGCATTTAATTGAATCGAACCACCAGCACCAACAGAATTTATCACAGTTATACCATTAATTGCTGATGATGATAATATTGTTTCTGTCCCATCAGGTCTTAATTGTAATTGAGGAATAACACCATCACAATTATTTGTAGAAGAAAGTGAATAAATATTAAACCCAATAGTTGTTGATGGTGTATAAGATACAATATCAGTACCACCAGCATTTGTTGATGAAGATTGATTATTTGTTATTGTAATACCTTCTGTCATAATTTCTCCATATGGGTGAAGGGGGTTAGGATAAAAGGTATTTACACCAGACCAAGTATTAGCATCATTTAATATATCACCACCAGCGACAGCTGTATACTGCTTTGTTCCATCAGGAAATTCTATAAAATTAATATTAGGTGTTCCTGTCATAACTAAATTTTGTTTTATTGTTGTTGATCCAGTATTATTTATACCTGCAAAAGACATAGACCCTTGCGCGACTGGATATTGACAATAATGTTCGTTTAAATAATCTGTATCAATACTACCTGCATTAGGCGCAATCCAGTCAATAGGGTTAAAAATAGAACCTTGTTGATTATTTGGTGGGGGATAACTTGCCATTATATGTATATATAAATATGATATATAAAAAAAATATATATAATATATTTATATATATTATAATGTCTAAAAATAAAAAATCATCTCAAGCGGAATTATTAGATTGGTATAAAAAAATACCATCTAAATATTTAACTAAACAACATAATCCAAATTATCATATTCACGGTCTAAAAGTTCCATTTCGTATGCTTATTATAGGTTCTTCAGGAGCTGGAAAAACTCAGACATTATTAAATGTAATTCATAATATGGGTGATACATTCAATGATATATATATAATTACTAAAAATAAAAATGAGCCACTTTACGAATATTTAGAAGACAAATTAGGAAAACACGGTTTAAGTGTTGTAGAAGGTATAGATAATGCTCCAGATTTAGATAAAGATATAAACAAAGAAGACCAGACTTTAATTATTATGGATGATTTAGTTTTAGAAAGAAATCAAAGAACATTAGAAGAATATTTTTTAAGAGCAAGAAAACAAAATTGTAGTTTAATTTATATTAGTCAGTCATATTTTGCTGTTCCTCAAATGATAAGGAAAAATTTAACATATTTAATTATAAAACAATTAGCAAATTTACCTGATTTATTTAGGATTTTAAGAGAATATAGTTTAGGTGTTGATAAAAAACAATTAATGAAAATATATGAAGCTTCAACAAAAGATAATAAACAAGATTTTTTATTAGTTGATTTAGATGCTGAGCCAAAAGATAGATTTAGAAAAAACTTTAATGATATATACGATATTAGTTAGAATCAATTTAATTGATTATAATTAATATTACGAAGTCGATATTAGTTAATTTTCTATAATTTTTTAAAATTTTTTAAAAATTATTATCTATGTATAATTATATATATAAATAATGCTTATTAGAAATGCTACAAGTTTACACGATTTAAACAATAAAAAAGTTTTACAAGCTGAGCTATTACAATTAGCAATACACAATGAAGCAATAAAAGAACAAAGAGTAAGTGATTATAAAAATCCAAATAAACCTCCTCCTGTTCCTCCACAGTACAAAACAACATCAGAAGTTCAAAATGATGTGATGGAACAACAAAAACAAACAATAGATAATTTAAGAAATCTAGGTTTAGATTATCAGGTGGCGAGTCAAATAAGTCAAGATATGAGAACTTTAAAAGAAGGTGATGGTTCATACCTAAAATTTAATAAATTCTTTCCATCTTTTAAATCAGTAATTGAGAAGAATGTAAATATTAAAAGTATTGGTGTAGATGGTATTATTGAAGAAATTAAAAGATATTTTGATGATATTGATTCTTCTATGGGTTTAAATTTAGCTGGAACAAAATCAACAACTTTTTTTACTAATAAACCTTTAACAGCTGTGTCTATACTACCATCTAGAGAAGATTATGAAGGTATAGAAGTTGATGTAAATAATATTATTGCGCTATATGGTTTATTACCTGCTGATGTTGCAAGTCTTCAAGCTCTTATTGGTGAAATTATAATAAATTCTCCAACTGAAACAGAACTAAGAGAAATTGATACTTTTCCTAGTGTTGAAAGAACAAGAATAAATAGAATGATTGAAACTTTAATTTCAAAATATCATTTCCCAACATCTACTTTTTTATATGATGCTAAAAATGGTATTGATGCTACAGCATTTGGAAAAACACAAGGTCAAGTGAGAACAGCTTTAGGTGCATTAGCTAACTCAATTAAAATGATAAATAAAGTTAGTATAGATAAATTAAAAGATTTAAAAGATAAAATTATAGAGGAACAAGTTAAAATAGGCTCAGCAAGTTTAGCAATGGGAGCAATTCTTAATCCGTTAGCAAGTGCGAGTGCATCAACAATAATAGCTGATAATAAAAAATATATTGAAGATAGAATTAAATTATTAAAACCACCTGATTCAATGCAAAGAATCACGACTCTTCCAGTATATTCAATGATAGTTGATGATGTTCCAACTTTTGATGGTAATCCTTCAGAAGCAGATGGAAGTAATTGGATTTTTCAAATAGAATTTAATCAAGCAGGAAGAAAAAAGACATATATTGAAGATATAGGGGGTAATAGTTTAAAAAAATACTTTGATGCAAAAACAGGTCAATTTGATAATGGTATAGTAAATATTAATTTAAAAAATTATTTAGAAGTTGGTGTGGCAAGAGAACAACCAGATGGAACATTTAATATAAGTAAAGAACCAAGATATACAACTAAAAAAGAATTTCAACAATTAGTAAATGATATTGAAAAACCATTTTTATTTAATAGATTACATACTGATCCAGATTATGACCCTATCCACCATCAAGGTGTTTATGATGCAATATCAAATCCAGCTACAGCAGATGATAGATATATTGATACACAAGGTTTTGGAATAAAAGCAAGAAATAGAAAACCTAAAGCACAGCTAACCAACAGGAAAAAACTAAAGAAAAAATATGAATCTGATAGTGATTCATCTTCTGATAGTGATTCAGATAATGAGAAAGCAAACACTAAAGATATACATATTGATATAAATTCTCACAATGGAAAAGATTATAAAATGTCAGGAGATGGTTTTATGAAAAGAAGAATTAAGATTGGAAAAGGGATTGAAATAAAAAAAGATGAACCAAAATTTAGAGCATTTGGCAAATATATAATACATATGCCTCAACTACATAATAATAATATTTTAAATTTTAAACATCAATCAGGTGGTCCTATACCATCAATAAAAGCTGTAAATGTAGATGATAATTTTAAAGAATTTATTTTAGATGTTATAAATTCAGGTAGAGTAAATGATAGACATTATGAAAGTCTTACTGAACCAGAAAAGAATCATTTTTTAAAAGCGGTAAGAGGTGCAGGAATTATAAATGATTTAAAGTTAAAAAATTTAAATCACGATAAAGAAAAAGAAGATATAGAAAGATTAGAATTATTAATTGGTGAATATAATGCAGGTAATGATAATGAAAAAATGATTAAAGAAGCTAAAACATTAATTAAAAAATATGTGTCAAATGGTAGAATATCAAGACAAAAAGGATTAGAAATGTTATTAGAATTTGATTAATAAAAAAATAAAAATATTTTACTAAAAAAATATACGACTCTATTAAAATTATATAAAAATAATTTTAATATGGCGGGATTAATAAAATAAATAGAAAATTTATTTTCTATTTATTTTTTTTATTCTCCGTATATATTATATAATGCCTAGAACAATTATTTTGAATCAAAACAATATTATCGCTAATACTGGTAATTCAGTTTTTGAGTATGCTTTCCCACTTGGAGGTATAGCATTTAAAGATGAGCTTATAGCAATTCAGCAAATTTCATTATATCAATCTGTTTTTAATATTACAGCAACAAATAATAATAATAAGTTTGCTTATCAATGGATTGATGGAACTATAACACAAATTACTATACCTGATGGTTATTATGAATTAGAAGATATAATGGCATATTTTCGTGATATAATGACATCAAATACTCATTATTTAATTAGTGGGACAACTTATACATATTTATTAGAAATCGTTGTTAATGCTTCAAAATATGCTGATCAAATAAATTCATTTCAAGTTAGTACAACTATAGCAACTGATAATGGATGGACACTACCTGTAGGTGCAACGTGGGCTTTACCAGTAAATCCAATTTGTCCAATATTTATAGTTCAAAATAATGATTTTCAACAAATTATAGGTTATAATGCTGGTAATTTTCCTTCAGGTGTAATATCTGGAATTGCTCCTAACCAAATACAAACACCACAATATGATTCAACTCAATCTTTTTTATCATCTACAGCTCCTCAAATTGTACCTCAACCATCATATTTATGTTTATGTTCTTTAGTAAATAATAGGTTAAGTATACCATCTCAATTAATTTATAGTTTAACACCATCTTCTTCAGCTTTTGGTACAATATATTCAATTCAAATTGCTGATTTAGCATTTAATAAAATAGAGGATGGAAATTATGTTAATTTTAGATTTACTTTTGTTGATCAATTAGGAAAAAGTATTATATTTCAAGACCCTAATATGTTAATACTCTTAATTATTAAGAATAAATCAGAATTAGGATATAATTAATTTAAAAAAAATATACGACTCTATTAAAATTATATAAAAATAATTTTAATATGGCAGGATTAATAAAATATATAGAAAATAAATTTTCTATTTATTTTTTTATTCTCCGACTATATTATATATGTATTTGTTAAAAAGAAAAATGACTGGTGGAGGTTTTAATATTAAACCAAGTGCTCAAGGTGGATACAAAAGATTAATGAGAAATAAAATTGAGGGACACGGAGTAGGCGTTGAATTATATAATAATATGGATAAAGGTAAAAAAAATCCTATACAACATTTAACTCAAAAAATGGACAATCTAAAAGTTAGAAGCTCTAAGCCAAGAAAATATATATCTTTAAACTTATAACCTAAGGTAATCTTTATAAAAACATATAGAAATAATAATTTATTAAATAAAATTATTATTTTTTTTTTATCGTAATATAATATATATAATGGCTGATAATTTAGTTTATGAAGAAAGTTTAAATACTGAAATTGATTCATCAGAATTTATTTCTAAAAAATGGGTGTATGTCAATGATAATAATTCACAGAACTATACATCACAGATTGTGATTGACTCTACACCTTTATCAAATGCAGGTGGGTACATTGCTTGGCAAGAAGGTTTTATCGTTATGCCTCTTGCTGTTCAATTAACATCTAGTGATGATGCTTTTTTACCAGCAAATACATCAGTTGGTGATTATGCTTGGGCATTTAAATCTGGTTTCTGGCAAATGATAAACTCTATGACAGTAGAATTTAATAATCAAAATATTATTCAACAAACACCATTTTTAAATGTATTCCGTTCTTTTAAAGCAAATACAAGTTTTTCAATGGATGACCTTTTAAATGTTGGTTCTACTACTGGTTTTTATCCTGATACAGCTGATAGTTGGTCATTTAATACAAATTTTAATGCAACAGCATCTCAAACTCCATATGTTGCTTTTGGTAATGGTGTGCCATATACAAATAATAATAATTTTTCATTTTCTAATGCTCAGGTTACAACTACAACAGCTCCTGTATTACAAACCGCAGCCGACATCTCTATTCTCCCAGCTTCCGATGTTGCAGGAACAGCTATTGGTGGGGCAAGACCTATTTATAGTGGCGTTGGTGCTGGAGCAACAAGTGCAGCACCATTAAATGCATTAAAAACTAAATGTAATGAGGGTATGAAACAAAGACAAAAATGGTATAATTATAATCCTTTATCAGCATTAAATTCAAACGGACAATCAATTTTAAATCCTGTTGGGAATTGTACTACAAATTATCGTTCATCTCTTGTTTCTTCAACAGATGGTTCTTTAGTATGGAATGTATATGCAAAACTAAGACTTAAAGATTTGGCTGACTTTTTTGAAAAAATGCCTTTATTAAAAGGTTCAACTATCAGATTTTATATTAATACTAACCAAGCATCAACAACTTTTACAACTGTTTTAGGAACAATGACAGCAGCGACTGGAATAACTACATTAGACGGTCTTCAATGTCCTCAACTTTCTATTGAACCTAATGGAAATACTGTTATTGGTGGCTTATCTAATCCTTTGATGATAGCTTCTAATTATTATGGTAATGGTGCAAGTGCATTACCAGCAGGAACTTATACTTTATCAGTCTCTATTGTTCAAAATAATTTTGCAACTCAACAGAATAAACCAGCTGGATCAACTCAATTAAAAAGTTGTAGATTATACGCCCCTGTATATTATATGAATCCATTAGCTGAATCAAGATATTTATCACTTACACCAACTAAAAAAATTATGTATAAAGATGTCTTCCAATATCAATTTAATAAACAAGGACAAGGAAATTTTAATATTTTAGTTAGTAATGGAATTTCAAATATTTGTTCTGTATTAGTTGTACCTTTCATTTCTACAGGGTTGGCTATTGTGGATAGTGCAGGAGGCGCAGGAACAACAATTTTATCTTCTCCATTAAATCCATTTTGCCCATCTCCAGCAATGCCTGACCCAGTTATGCTTTCAAACTTTAATATTTTAATTTCTGGTGTTAATCTGTTTTTAAATAATGAACAATATGATTTTGAAGCATTTTTAGAACAATTAGCTCAATCCAATCAAATAAATGGAGGTTTGACTACTGGTCTAGCTTCTGGTCTTATTAGTGAAGCAATGTTTAATTCTGGTTATAGATATTATTATGGTGATGCTTCAAGAATCTTACCATCTGAACAAGGTGTTTCACGTTCTGTACAAGTTGTAGGAAATAATTTATGCGCTCAACCAATTGATTTAATGGTGTTTGTTGAATTTATGAGAGAAATTACTATTGATATTTCAACAGGTGCAAGAATAGAATGAAAAAATAAATAAATAAATAAATAAATATCTAGTTTAAAATAAATGATAGGATTTTTTATTGGTTTTTTAGTAGCGTGGATATCACAAGTTTTAAAAGATAATAAAAAAAAAATTGTATAACATATTTTAGAATATAGGTTTTTAAATTAATTTAAATAAATTATTATCTAAATTAATAATATATATAATGGTTTTTCACGGAATTATGAACGCCCCTCATATTGATGAATCTTTAATACCTCATCAATTACACGTTTCTATAGATAAAGCAAAAAAAATTGTTAAAGGTCTTCCTGTTCTTATTCCTCACGCTCATATGGGTTCAGGAGTTGGAGAACATATTATTATGTTAAGACCTCAAAATGCAAGAAAACTTTTAAGTGCATATAAAAAAGGTAAAGGAATGAAATTACATTTACACCCCCACGAATTACATCATACTATACATCACGGACGTGGTTTTTTTGATTATGCAAAAAAATTATATCATAAAGCTGGTGAGACTGTTAGTAAAGCTTTAGATAATCCAATGATTAATAAAGTAGCTCAACAAGCAGTTCGTTATGGAGCAGATGCTCTTGGAACAGCTGTAGGTACTTATTTTGGAAATCCTGAAGCAGGTCATATGGTAGGTAATATGTTAGGTAGTGCAGGTGAAGATGCTATCAAACACAAATCTGTAGATATTGGCGCAAAAAATTTATATGGTAGTGCAAAAGGTCAGGCTCACGAACTTGCATTTGATGCATTACATAATAAAATTCACGACCTACCAAAAGAAATTCAACCAGTGGCAAGAGAAGCATTACAAGCAAGTTTTAGTGTTGGTAAGAGTGGAGGAAAATTAAAAAAAGGTAGTGCTGAAGCAAAAGCATTTATGGCTTCAATAAGAAATAAAAAAAGTGGTGGTAAAATAAATTGGAAAGATTTGGGAAATAAAATTGTTGGTGGATTAAAAACTGGTGCTCATTATGCTATTCCAGCAATTACAGGAACTTTAGGTGGTATTGCTGGTGTTGAACTTGGTCCTGTTGGATCAATGGCTGGTAGTGCAACTGGTTCTTATTTAGGAAATCAAATTAATAAATCAATTGGTGTAGGTGTGAAACGTAGAGGAAGACCATCAAAAAAAGTTGGTGGTGATTTAGCTAGCGTATCAATGCCTTATAGACAAGCATTAAGAACTAATTTTAATGGTCTAACAATGTCAAATAATGTTATAGATAATGCTCCTATTAGTGATTATCATACAAATCCTAAAGTTAAACCTTCATCAACTCAAATGACTTTATCTCCTTATCAATCAAATTCTTCACCCGCTATGAATCCATTTGTACCTACTAGTTATAAACAAATGGGAGGAACTGGAGCAGGTTATGGCGGAATGGGTTTATATGGCCTACCAAGACACGGACAGGGATTGTATGGACCTTAATTCATTTTATATTAATATGAATTCAGGCTCGAAGAGACCTTAAAAACAAATTTATTTAATATAAATAATTTGTTAATATATATTATATATATGCTAACAAATATTGAAATTGAAAGAATATGTGAAAAATTAGATTTACCTATAATAGGTGTTTATAGTAAAAATGAATTATATAATATACCAAGAAAAGTAGGGAGTTATTATATAAATTTAATGGATGATGATGTAGTTGATGGAGAAGGTAATAATGGGTCTCATTGGGTGTTCTTTAAAATATATTGTGATGAAGATAGAGATGATGTAAGTGAAGAAGAAGATGGTCATAAAATGTGTAATTCTTTATATTTTGATAGTTTCGGTTTTGGGATGCCAAAAGCAGTTTCAGCATTTTTAAAACCTTTTAAACCTGTTTATTGTAATACAAGAGAAATACAAGACATTGAATCTGATGTTTGTGGATGGTATTGTATTGTGTGTGATTGGATTTTAGAACATAGACAAGATGGTAAAACTTATTTAGAAGATTATGAAAAGTTTTTAAATATGTGGAATGATGACGAAAAAAAGAATTTAAATATTTTAAAAAATATTTTAAGAAAAATGTGGAAGGATGATTATGATGTACATAATGAGAAAAAATTTTTAAAGCTTATAAACTAAAACTAATATTATGTCATCATTTAATTTATGATTTCTATAAATATTATAACCTTCTTTTTTTAATTTATTTGGATCAATTTGGCGAAATCTAAGTAGTGATTTTGTTATATCAACTTTTTTATATATATAATTATTATTTTCTAACCATTTAACAGCAGAAGGAACATTATATTTTTTTTTATCAAATAGAACACTTTGAACTTTATACATATATAATAAAAATATATTAAAAAAATATATAGTTTAATTTTTTTTATTTAATTTTTTTTATTTAAAAAAATATCTCATTATATAATATATAGTAGTTAATGGAAAATCAAACAGATTATATTATTGAAGGTGTTATTTTACCAGATGCGAATTGGGAACTTTTAACAAATGGTATCGTTAATTGGGATGATATAGAACAAAAAATGGAAACAGATGAATATGGTTGTATTCCAATTATGATTTGTAAAAAATCAAGTTATACAGAAGCACATAGAAGAGCACAACAAAAATATCGTGAAAAATATCCTGAAAAATATAATGATGCTCAAAGAAAATTATATGATGATAAAAAAAAAGATGATGATTGGAAACAAAAATTTAATGAAAGAAGTAGATTAAATAATAAAAAATATAGAGAAAAAAAGAAACAAGAATTAATAGAATCAGGAGGTGAAATAAAAAGTAAAGGTAGACCACGAAAAAATAATCAAGAAATTATAGATGTACCAATAATAAATATTGACAATATAGAGAAAGAAGAAATTGTGATGATTAATGAACCTGAAGTTATTGAACAAGTGAAAGAGAAGAGGAAATATATTAAAAAAGTTAAAGTTATAGAAAATTCTGTATAAAAAATACTATAGAATTTATTTTTTTTTATTAAAAAAATATATAGAATATTTTTTTTTAATTAAAGTTATTTAAGAAAAAATTAATATATATAGTATATATATATATAACAATGCCAAGATTAAGTAATTTACAAATTATGAAGAATAATACTAAAAGAGACCTAATTAGTATTAAAAATAGATTAGACCCAAGAACATATAGAGCATATGAAAAAAAAATTAATAATGCAATTGGACAAAGTGCTACAAAAAAAATAACAGATGAAATAAGATTAATAATAAATAAACCAGTACAAGGTTTATTAACAACCCCAAAAATTAAACAACAAATTGAAAAACAAAAAGTTTTACAACAACAAATTAAAACACCTATTCAATTAAAAGCTGTAGAACCAGTTTTACAACAAGAAAATAAAAAAAAAAATTTATTAAAAGATATTAAAAAACCAGACTTAAAAAATATTTTAAATAAACAACCTAAATATGCAGGTATGCATTTAATTGATAGAGTTAAATTTTTTAGTAAATATGGTTTTAGATATGTAAATATCAAAACTGAAGAACAATTTTATAACGCTATTAAAGATGCCGAAACAAAATACCCAAATAATTTAGCCCCAACATCAGTATCAATTTATATTAAAAGTAAAGAAGACGGTAATAAAGTAAGAGCAATTAGTTTAACAATTAATGATTTATTTACTTATGAAACATTTACTAACGCATTAAATAGAATTGTTTCTGGTAATTTCGCTGGTAGTGATGCAGTTGATTTACAACAATATGAAATTGTATATGATGATTTTGCATTAGCTAGTGCAACAATTGAGGGTGAAGGAAGTTCAGAAGATATGATTTATGAAGTATATGGAATTGAACAAAGTAAAAGAATGATTGGAAAAAAAGAAATTGGTAATGGTGATTGTGCTTACCAATGTTTATTAAAAATTAAAGAATTAGGAATGGATATTGATTTTAATTTAGTTGATATTAATAAATTAAGAGACTTAGATTATTTATTAAATTTTATAAAAGCTAATCAATTAAAAATAAATGTTATAACGAATTCTTTTAGATTGAAAAAAAAACAAAATGAAATTATTTATAATAATCCTACTCAAAAAACAATTATAGTTAAAGATAAAAAAGGTAATGAAAAAAATTATATTTGTTCAAAAATTATTTTAGGTGAAGATGTTGAAAAAGTTAGAATTCATAGTCATCTTATATATAATAATGAAAATAGTTATGATATTATATATGATGAAGTAAATCAACATTATGATGTTATTAAAGGAGATTTAAAAATTAGAGATAATATTTACCTTTCTTTATGTTGTAGAGTTATTAAAGATGAAAAGATTTTATTTACAGCTAGACAAGTAAATACAAATAGTCATTCAGAAAAAAAAGTTGATTTAGAATATGTATTTTTTGATTATGAAACTGTTATTGATTTTAATAAAAGTTCTTGTATGAAAGAATATAGTCTATCAATATTAGTTCTTAATCCAAATCAGTTAAAAGAATTAACAATAGCAGACGAAAAGAAAGATGAAAAAAAAGTTAAAGAAATTAGAGAAAAAAATTGTATTACTTTTTTAGGTTTTGATTGTTCAACTAAATTTATTAATTGGATTATGAAAAATCAAGGTGATAAAGCTTTTGTATTTATTGGTTTCAATAATGCAAATTTTGATAACTTTATTTTTTTAGATGCTCTTCTTAGATATAATGAAATGAAAACTGAATTTTCTGTAAGTGATATAAGATACAATGGCTCTCAATTATTAGATTTTACAATTTGCGGACGTCATAATACTTTTGATATTCATAAACATCTTGTTGGTTCATTAAAAACAAATTGTGAATCATTTAAAATTAATTGTTGTGCTAAAAAATCTTTTGACCATAATAAAGCTCAACAACTATATTTAGATGGTGGATTAATTGATTTTATTACTGATAATGATGAATTAAAAGAATATAATGAATTTGATGTATTGGCAACCGCTGTTTTATTTCAAAAATATAAAAATGCTTTATCTGAAATAAAAGCAACAAAAGAATATTCAGAAAAATTACATAGTATTAAAACTATCGGCTCTTTAATATATAAAGTTTTTGAACAAAGTAAAAAAGATAAAAAATTTGAATTACCTAAATTATCTTTTGAAAGATATCAAGATTTACAACGCTCTAAAATCGCTGGAAGAGTTGAATTATTCAATGGAGTACAAAAAGTTCAAGAAAGATTAGTATCAACAGATGTTTGTTCTTTATATCCTTATGTGATGTCTGTAGCTCCTGTTTATTATCCTTGTGGACAAATGTTAGATACAGAAAAATATATGGGTGATGATGTAATTGGGTTTTATTATTGTGATATTGATCAATCAAATTTAAGAGGATTGAATTTACCTAAAATTTATGCAAAAAAAACTTCTATAGAAAATGATTGGGGACACGAAGAGATTCTAGAAAATTATTTAATAAGTAATGTTATGATTAAATTACTTAAAAAATTTAATTGTGGTGTTGTTATTAAAAATGGTTTCTATTTTACTGAAAAGAAAAAAAGTTGTGATATGTTTGATTTTATATTAGATTTGATGGGGGCAAAAAATGAACAAGACACTAAAAAGAAAAATAAAGACCCTACATATAATCCAGCTTTAAGAGAAACAGAAAAATTATTAATGAATTCTTTATCAGGTAAAGTAATTGAGGGATTACACACAGAACAAACTGTTAATGTTGATTCAGTTGAAGAATATTTAAAATTAAAAGAAAAATCAGAAAGTATTAATTTTATTAATGCTATTGGTAATAAATTATTTATTAATTATGAAGTAAGTGGTGAAAAAATTATTAATAAACAAAGACCAATTTATTTAGGTGTTATGGTTTATGATTATGCAAAAAGTTATATGTATGAATATTCATATAGTAAAGTTGGACTTGACCAGTTATTATATACTGATACAGACGCATCTAAATTTAGATACAAAAAATTCATTGAATGGAAAGAATGGGTAGACAATAAAAATATTCAAGTTCCACATTGGGAAGAAGTAGAAAAAATTGATCCAAGATATAAAAACCATAAAATTTATGAATCAGATTCTAAAGTATTTGGTTCTTTTGAAGATGAATTAGAAGATAGTATTGGTACTGATTATGTTTTCTATTGTCTTGAAAAAAAATCTTGGTTATATGCCGTTGATGGTAAATCTAAATTTAGATTTAAAGGTTTAAATGGTTCAGCTTTACTTTTATCTTTGGGGGAGGATTTCATAAAGCAAAAAACAATTAAACATAAATCTAAAAATGGAAAACCATCGTGGGAAGAAACTAAATTTTTTATTGAGGATAAAAAAGAAGTAGAAGTTTATAACTTTGCTCAAAATAATAAACATCTAGAAATTGGAAATAATAATGAACTAAAATTCTTTGAACAAATCTATACAACTGGAGAAGCATATTTATTATGCTCTTCATTTAGAAAAATTGTTAAAAATTCAGCTCGTAATGTTGTACTAGGAAATGAAAATAAATATAATAACTTAATGAATAAAGTACAAGTAAATTATATGATGAAACATATTTCATTAAAAAAATAAAATATATAATTATATTATATATGAATAAAAACTCATTATTATTAAGAGCAAAAGAATTAGAACAAAAAAATAAATTAGAATCAGATAGAATGTTAAATAAAAATAAATATGTTGATGTAGGTCAAAATATGTTAATGAAAAATAAAAAGCAAGAAACAGAAAAAACATTATTACATAGATTTGAAACTTTAAAAAAATCTGATAATAATAGAAATAACTTATCGCTTTTAGAAAGAACTTATTTAGAAAATAATGATTTTATAAAATCAAATAGAAAAAAAAACCTATAAACGAAGAAGTAGTTGAGATAGAAACTAATATAATCGAACCTCAAGACGGGAAATTTGAAAAGCTTATACACTATGCTGATAAATATAGAATACCTTATCATTTAGGAGGTTGTTAAAAAATCATATAAAGACTTGGCACATAATATAAGAGATTTTGAAATTAAACATTTAAAAAAAATAATGAAATTAGGACTTGATGAAAGATACAAAGAATACGGGCATTATATAAATGTAGTTTAGTCAAATGAAACTACACAACTTGTATTAATAGTTTTTATTTTTTGTATTTTTTGTTGTTTAGCTTGTCTAGGTGGTTTTGTTCTATTTAGTTCTCTATAAATTTTTTGATATTCAGAAATTTTTTTTTTATTTTTTGGATACCACACCTCATTAAAATATTTTTTTTGCCTTTCGTTATATTTAACCTGATTATCAAAATATCTTTTTAAATTTTTTTCT